GGGTATATTCTTGTACAAGTAGCCCCATACGCCGCATTTCTTGGTATAACGCGACTCCTGAACTCTTTTTCTCCACGATAAACGCGTCTGGTTCCCATTCTGTGTACTGATCCATAGCTAATTCTTTAAGCTCATGGAACTCCATACGCTCTTTTATACTATTAAGCAAGATTATATTATACGCTGAAGTCTCCTCATTAAGAAACACCCCCCATGTAGTCAATGCCGTGTAATCCGCACGGTTGTGTTTTTCGGCTGCGGAGTCCAATGACATGATCACATACTCGCAACTGGGCGGGCGTTCCTTCTCCCACTCGTTCCACCACTCTCTTTTAACTAATGCGGCTTCTTCTGCGGTAGGTTGTTGCTGATACTGAGCATTCCACTGGAACACAGGCATGGATGCTTTGGTACGTAATAATGCCTCAAGGTCGAAAAACTCTGGCCATAAGGGTTTTTGTATGGGCTTACCTGTGTCTTTGTCGTCTACATCTAGTATTGCAGGAAACTCTATGACCTCATACTGGTCAGCTCGCTCGTTCTGGGCCATATCCTTGACCACGCGCCCTGTCAGGTCGTCCATATGCCATCTAGTCTGGATGATAGCTACACTACCCCCCGGCATTAGACGAGTACGAGCACCGAACGTAAACCACTCGTATGCCTTCTCAAAGACAACAAAGTTGCCGTTAATCACGTCTTGCTCAGAGTGTGGGTCATCTACCAATAGTAAATGGGCACCGCGACCAGCCAATGCAGAGCCAACACCGCAGGCGTAGTACTCCCCACCTACACTCGTACTCCAGCGACCGGCTGATTTAGAGTCACTGGCTAACCTTACGGTAGGAAATATGTCTGTGTATGCTTCACTAGAGATTAAGTTACGCACTTTACGTCCAAAATCCACCGCGAGGTCGGTTGTGTGCGACACCATCATCACTTTCTTGTCTGGATTACGCCCCAAATACCACGCTGGGAAGAAAATAGACACTAGTTGGGACTTGCCATGGCGCGGAGGGATATTTACGCACGCTCTATCCTTATCCCCACTCTCAATAGCCATTAATAGGTCGGCTAGAATCCTATGATGCTTACCAACAATGAAGTCAGGCATCATAAGTTTACAAAATTCAATTAAATCGTCGTACGCGGCCTTAACTATACGTCTTTTACCCAGTTCATCGACAAGTTTCTCTATCTCAGCCACTTCATCGACACTAAAAGTATCAATGTTATCCAACATATGCTGGATTTCGTCCTGCGTAAAGTCTGCGGCGACACTACTCACCGGCTGCTAACCCTAACTCAGCGTCAAGGTCTATTATTTCACCGTTCAAAACAACTTCATCTACCGGATTTACTAGCTTCTCTAGCTTCCTACGCAGTTTTGCCTTCAAATCATCCGTTGACTGGTGTGTAACAGTCACTTCTGACTTCTCAGAGAACAGCCCTACGTCTGAAATCTTACCCAGTAGCTCCAACGCTCGGATACGGACGCGTGGATCGGGGTTCTCGGTCTCTAGGATGAGTTTATTTGTTACAAGGTGGCGTACCGATACAGCAGATTCTACTACTGAGGCACCAAATTCGGTGAGTATGTTACCTGTAAGCACCAAAGAGGCAGGTGTTAGGGTAGCCATACGGTTGTTCGTGGCTTTCTTCGATGTTTTTTCGGGGTCGTCGGCATACGCTATAGCAATTTTAGCTGCTATGTCTTCGTCTTCTTTGTTGGGCTTCAATTCTAACCCGTGGTCTGCTAGCTCTAAGGCTGTAGTTCTTGCTGCTTGCGCACGAACAGTTAAGTCCACCGCAGGGTCGTCATCAAAAAGCGGAACCCCTGTCTCGGGTTCGAGTTTAATCGTCATATCGTACATCGCAGGTTATTCACCGGAGGTGCATTTGTAACACACTTGTTTTACAGAAACAAGTATAGAGGAGTTGCCCATACCATTTATGATATAACTTGCATACTAAACCAACATTTCAAATCATAACCAATAGCTTCTATAATGCGCCCTCACTCACCAACCAAGGGCCAGACATGATTGTTTACATGATTTACTTCGTAATAATTTCTTTATTCGCTGTTGCAGTAGAAGACCTCTCCTAAGCCACACTCTAAAAATCCTATAAAAAATTTTTTCGTATCTCCTCACCGAAACAAGGTGGGGGGTGTCTCCTATGTTAGGGGGTAGGGGTCTCAAACTCAGAAAAAAGTGATTAATTCGTGGAAACTAGTAATACATAGAGCACTGGGACTCCTGTAGCGTGAAGTGGTGGGTGGGGGCGGGGTAGGTATCGGATCATGGTGAATCGTGGGTTTGTCTACACATGTAGACAGTTTGGTTATCTTGTATGCTATCTATTGCCTTTTTGTGTTAACTTGTTATACTGAACCCATCAAGACGCAATAACGCATCTTGATAAACCTAAGGTAAACATTATGCAAAAGTTAAATAACACTCTAAGCAATACAGTATCCGATGCAATTACTGCGGCCACTCGCAAAGATGTAGGGGCACGTAAGGCGGCGCAGGTAGCATATGATCTAGCTATCAAGGAAGGCCACCATTGGACGCAATGGATAGCAGTGGGCAAGGAACATGACGGCCACCAATCGACCGCCACCGACGAACTGAGAGCATCGCTTCAAATGGCCCGACTCAAGGGTATGGGCGCGGCCATAGTCAAACTGGCCAATACGCCCACTAAAGCACTGAGCGAGGCACGCAAAGTAGAGAAGCGGGACGCGGGTAAACTACTGGCCAGATACATGTGCGCAGATAGGGATGCCATGCGACTGCGACAGGATGCGGCTTACCGCGACAGTAAGTCTAAGAAGGCACCGCAACAACCGAAGGGTGAAGCGACTGAGGCGGCACCGGCTAAACAGATCGGAGTGACCAAGGAAATTGAGTTACTCAATCGGGTTAACAAGATCGCTCAGGGAAAGGAAACGCCAGAGTATGATGTAGTCGCAGTGACTGCGGCACTGGCGGCACTGGTCAAACTGGTAAACACTCCAGTAGAACCTAAGCACTGAATCACTCACCGGCCATGGACGGCCACTCAATAGGGAATAACATTATGAAACCATCTACTCAAATTAAGTTGATTGAAGATACCATAGCCCATTTACAAGCGTGCCAGTTGAACCTACCACTCACTGGTAATTCTAGCAGGGATGTGGATTCGGTATTGTCTGACCTGCGCATTGAGCGACAGCTAGCACAATCTAAATTAGGCAACCACCGATCAATCATTGATCACATCCTAAGCTGGCAATAACAACTGGCCCCTTTCGAGGGGCTTTTTTTTCGTCTATCAAAAAGTCTTTTGATACCAGTTTCATAGATCGCGCCGCGCCTCGCACCTCACACAGCGTGACGTGTTGATACCAGTTATAGCCTCCGCGTTGCGGGTCAGGGCAAAAGCGTCTACATATGTAGACAGTGATACCAGTTATAGCTTCCGCGTTGCGCCTCGCGACCCACACGTCATAAGATGTTATCACGTAATAAACGGGGGAAAGTGTCTACATATGTAGACAAAATTACAATGTTACCTTTTTCAGGGTAATGTTACCTCTCTGTACCTTTTAAAAGTAACATTATCAGATTGTGTGTTTTGGTGACAAGTAATGATCTGGCATACGCAGGGTGATCGAGGATTGCCTATCAGATTGTGCTGTTTCTTATCTATTTATAAAATAATTTATAATGTTACCTTTTCCTCAGAATTACTTAGGTACCAAGGAATTATTCGCTTTGTTACCTTTCTCTCACCGATTAAACCCAATAAAAATATCGCCCTGTAATTCTGTCAAAAAGGTACAAACGTAACATTGTAGGTATATCAAGGACTTACCGACCTACACACAGGTACACAGGAGTACACAGGAGTACACAACACCGTTTCACACCAAACAACACGTTTAGCCACCATTTGACATAAGCCACCATCAGCGTATAATGGTTACATGGCTGAGAGATTTAGCCTATCAAGTGATACGTCATAAGATGTTATCACGCAGTAAGACAAACCAAACCGTCTACATATGTAGACACATTCGGAGCAAGACATTATGAACAATACAAACCAAGCAGTAACCAACGCACCACAGGCACCACAGGCACCACAGGCAAACGCACCATCAATCGCATCCAGTGCCATGTTATGCGAATTAAAGATTAGCTGTTGGACTGGCCGCAAGAAAGACAAGTCAGCATCAGCATCAGTGACTAGTCAGAACTATGCCGATAACGGTACGGCATCAGTCAATAAGAAGTTACTGGGTAATTGCGATGAACTGACAGCCATCCAGAAATTCGTGACCAATGCACGCAACATCCACTACAGCATGACAATGCCATGGTCTGACCTAGGGATGCGACTGCTACCGACAGCGCAGTACTTCAAGTACCATCAACAGATGACCGACCTACAGAACGAGTTTACAGGTATGGTCGATACGTTTTGTAGCAACTACACTTGGGAAGTAAGCCGCGCACAGGCACGCATCGGTAACTTGTTTATACGTGAGGACTACCCGACCGAGGAGTCTATCCGCAATAAGTTTGCGTTCAACATATCATATATACCGCTACCCGAGGCAGGTGATTTTCGTGTGGACGTGGGCAACGAGCAACGTGACGTGTTGGAGTCACACTACAGCGACTACTATAGTAAGCAGTTGCACACTGCTATGCAGGATGTCTGGGATCGTACGTACAAGGCACTGTCTAATATGTCCGAGCGACTGGACTATGGCGGGGCTGACAAGAAGAAAGTGTTCCGCGATACGCTAGTGGACAACGTGCTAGACATGGTAGAACTGCTTAACGTGTGTAACGTAGCAGGTGACAGCCAGATGTCAGCGATGGCACTCAAGCTAGACGATGCGCTACGCGGGGTCACTCCCGATGGGTTACGTAACAACGAGTCATTCCGTGCCGAAACCAAAAGGGCAGTAGATGAAGCTATCAAGTCACTACCATCGTTGGAGATGTAAGATGAAATATTACGTCGAAGCCTATGATGCAAACAACTATCAGATACTGGGTAACCTAGATGGGCAGGCAGTGTTACGAGTGCGCAACTACAAGCGCACCAAGCACTACAAGAACCTACGCACGCTACGCACACACCGCGTGACGTATTATAAGATAGTGACTGAGAGCGGTCGCATTGTTGAGACACTAATCAAATAAACTGTCTACATATGTAGACACACTCGGAGCAATACCACTATGAACACACAAAATATGTACGCACTATCGCTAGACCAAATCGCCAACGCTATCGCCACTGTTGGACACAAGCGCACCATACTTGTACAGGGTCACATGGGTAACGGCAAGTCATCACTATTAAAGACGTTAGCAGAGAGATTCCCCAACCACACACCTTGTTACTTCGACTGTACCACCAAGGACTTAGGTGACATCAGCATACCATCACTCAACACCGAGGAGGGTTACGTCACATACCTACCCAACGAGGAGTTCGGTATACACCTAGGCAAGCCACTGTTGATTAACATTGACGAGTTGGGTAAGGCTAACCCCGCAGTGAAGAACGCCCTCAACATTACTATGTTAGAGCACAAGGTAGGCACAAAGAAGTTACCAGAGGGTAGCATTGTGTTCGCTACTACCAACCTAAGCGCAGAGGGTGTGGGCGATCTGTTACCCCCACATACCCGCAATCGCATCACCGTAGTCACAGCACGTAAGTCTACCAGTGACGAGTTTATCGACTGGGGTATCAACAACGAGGTCGATCACAGTGTGCTAGGTTTCGTACGTGAGTTCCCGCAGGTACTACAAGGCTTCGAGGATGTGAAGAACCCCGATGACAACCCGTACATATATCACCCCAAGGCGCAACGTGCCGCGTTTATCACCCCAAGATCATTGGAGGCCGCTAGTGACGTGCTCAAGCTACGCGATATGTATGACGATCACAGCCTAACAGCTTTACTCATGGGTACTATCGGTGATCGCGGAGCGATGGACATGATGGCGCTCGTGAAGTTAGCCGACCAACTACCTAGCCTACAGTCTATCAAGGACGATCCGCTCAACGCCAAGGTACCCGAGTCAGCATCAGCTATATGTATGACAGTGTACCGCGCACTAGGTGCGATGAACCGTGACTGGGTAGATTCGTGGGTGACATACATGCAACGACTAGACAAGGAAGCGCAAGGTCTATTCGCTAATGGGTGCCGCAGTAATACCTACGCACACCGTAACGTAGTTATGCAGAGCAAGAAGTTCACCGAGTGGGCTATGCAGAACAACTACATGTTCGCCGCAGACAAGGTATAAGGAGTAGATTATGTTAACTATAGGTAAACAGCTTACAGCAGAGGAGCGATTGTCCAAGGCAATCGTCGCTGTCATGGGCAACCCCAAGTACACAGCACTAGCCGGTGTGTTGATGATAGGCGAGAAGACGATAGATGACGATATACCGACAGCCTGTACCAATGGGCGTGATGAGAAGTATGGGCGTGCGTTTGTTGATGGGCTGACCGATACCGAATTACGTGGGCTACTACTGCACGAGAACTACCACAAGCTATACAGTCACCTGACTACGTGGAAACATCTACATGACATTGATCATATGACAGCTAACATGGCATGTGACTATGTTATCAACCTCAAGATCATGGATGACAATCAAGATGGGTTCGCCAAGATACCCGATGGTGGGCTAATAGATGAGAAGTACCGTGACATGGACACAGCCCAAGTGTTCAAGCTAATACGTAAGGAACAAGAAGAACAGCAGTCCGGGCAGGGTAGTGGTAATGCCTCACAGGATAACGAGTCAGAGGGTGAGGGTGAACAGAGTGGAGGCGCTACCACAGGCTCACAAAACACCGCTATAGGTCAGGGAAGTGGATTCGATGAGCATGACTGGGACGGCGCTCAATCACTATCCGAGGAGGAGCAACGCGAGTTGGCGCGGGACATTGACGAGGCAATACGTCAGGGTGCTATGGCCGCAGGTAAGATGGGTGGTACTGGCAACCGCGATCTCGACGAGTTACTACAGCCACAGGTCGATTGGCGTGAGGTACTACGTGAGTTTATACAGACAACGTGTGCAGGTAACGACTACTCTACATACGCACGACCCAACCGTAGGCTAATGAGTCAGGGCATCATCATGCCATCTGGTATCAGTGAGCAAGTTGGCGAGTTAGTGATTGCCATTGACACGTCAGGTTCTATTGGTCAGGGGGAACTGACCACGTTCCTATCCGAGGTCAAGGGTGTATGCGACACAGTAAAACCTGACAAGATACGTCTGTTGTATTGGGGTAGCAGTGTTGTGGGTGACGAGTCGTACGACATGCACGAGTTAGACAGTCTGGTTACATCTACCAAACCTATGGGTGGTGGCGGCACTGATGTCAATTGTGTCACGCAGTACATGATCGACGAGAGCATCAAGCCCCAAGCATGTATCGTTCTGACTGATGGCTACTTGTACAGCGGTTGGGGGAGTTGGACTTGCCCCGTCCTCTGGGCGATACTAGACAATCAACACGCAGTACCCGATGAGGGTAAGGCAGTACACATCAAGTCGAGGGATATGTAATGTATATACGAGAAGACGTTAAGTACTGGGTGCTAGCTGTAATAGTGACAGCACTATATCTGTTTGTTAACAACATGACGTATAGCGACTGCGTGCTAAGGGGGGTGTGCTAATGGCAAAGCTACTACCCTTTAGAGGGGAACACCCTGAACTTGTTACAGGGCATTTTTATACCGCGAGTGACTACGCAAGGGTATCTGGAATATCAGCTAGTACGATGGCAACGAGGTTACACAAAGCGTACGAGGTGAATACAGCGCACCTACGCCCGATCAATCAGGACTACAACAACGAGGGTGAGCGTGTATCGCGTAGCCCTAAGAAAACAGCGGACACAGTTAAGTCTGCCTTCACCACACCTGATGAGAAGTTCTCAGGTGAGTGGCTAAATAAGAGGATAGTGAAATGAGTATAGGCAAGAAGTTTGAATCCCCTGACCTAGACCCATCGGAGTTCGCAACGCAAGAGGAACACAAGATGGATTGGTCAGAGGCTATAGATACTGTAGAGGAGGCACTGGAGTTCTATTACGATCACGTTAGGGATACGCCAGTGGACAGTGACTATGACCGCAATGACGTGGGGACAGTGCAACGTGCGTGGCAACGCATACAACAGGGGTAAGACAAACTAACTGTCTACATATGTAGACACAACAACTCGGAGAAATATTATGGCTATGTTTAATTATGGGCTAGACAGTTTCACACATGTGGAGCATTTGTATAACACCACCAAACCTATCAGGGGCACCAACATAGTTCCTCTCGGGGATCGCAGACGTAAGTGGGAATGTATCGTCAAGGAATCACCAACCTGTTACATGTTAGTAGACTACGGTGCTACTGGCAGTGACCCAAGCAGTGCCGCAGTGGTCTGGACTCGCAATGCCGATAACACTGACACAGTAGAGTTTCGTAATGGAGATGGTGACCACGCACATTGCAGTAGGTACTCATTCCTTGATCGGTGTATGCCGAGGAACATGGGCTTCATAGTGGACGGAGGCAAGCAGTACATACGTTATGAGGGCAACCGCTACTACCTACCCAAGGACAAAGACAAGACCATAGTGTTTACCGACAGACATACACCACAAGAGTCATGGACGCTTACCAGCGAACCGCACCCGTTACCTGTCACACGAGTACGTGTTAACAAAGAGAAGAAGGAACCATTCAAGAAAGCTATCGAAGAGTACCTACACTGGGCATGGACTATGACCCCAATGATAGAAGGCACTATGAATTGGGATTCCAACCGCGAGGCTAGATGGTCGGCTAACAGTGTCAAGGGTGACTTGTTTCTATGTGTGCTGATGGACGAACAGCACGAGGCTCGTACTGATATGCTCCACGCGTTCCTGTGTGATCTAGCACCGAGCATGGGTAACAGGTACTGGGGACACACAAACCCAACTACTAACGTCAGCTTAACAAGTGACCCTAAGAAGTTCCGCACCAAGTTCAACGCGTGGGCTAACTATATGGGTGAGTTCACTGACTCATTTGAAGAATACAGAGAGGTGAAATAGCATGGCTACTTATATGTATGACATACACGGCAAATGTCAAATACACACTGTTGCAGAGGTGTTAGAGGTTGTTACCTCCCCCGAGCCTAACCTGATAGGCAATGCGACTAACCGCAAAGAGATGCGGTGGTTTGCACAAGAGGTAAAGAAAGCGTTCAGGGGGTGTGAGGTACGCGCTAGTAGTAGCGATATTAATCATTCGGTGTATCACGTTTACATGTCTGACGATGAGTACGTTATGGGGTGGATAGATGTAGACTTCGACCATGCCAAAGAGAAGTTATCGTATGTCGTACACAGTAGGGACATACAGAACAACAAGTACGACAACTACTCTGAGGGGTTTCGTACGAAAGTTAGTACCCTAGCTCATGTCGGGCTAAAGAATGCAAAGAAGTACCTGCGCAGGTTCTCCCATGAAGAGGTGGCTCTTGTTAGTATTGACAAGTACAAGGACGCCGCGCATAGGTACCGGAGTTCCTCATCTGAGGCGCACTCAAATATATGGCGTAATATGTTTGGTTCTAGTTGGGATAAGAATATGGAGGAAGCATGTGCCCCCATACTAAAGGAGATGTACTTACTGTTGGATTCTGGGTATGAGTTCATGGACAAGTCCCTAGCTAACAACCTAACTGCCCTACGTGCGGGTAAGGCTGTAAAGGATCAGGCAGAAGAAGATCGTAACCTACCTTTAAGTGTCGTGCGGGTGTATGAGAAATTAGGTAACCAAGCATTCGATGTATGTCCTATAGAAGATATTCGTGGGCTTGCCAGAAACGCTACTCTAAAGTGGGCTACTTACTACGAGGACACCTTACCAGAGGGGGTGTTAGGTAAACTGTCTACCCTGTCGATATGTGAGGAGGACGCATTCATACCACAAGTCGGGTATCGTCATAGTGAGGCCGTCTTCTATGTCACGCAGTAACACGATATGGGACGATCCACTTAGTATGCCCAACACTTACCGCGTATCATCACTAGGCCATGAGAATAGTATCGAGGTAACGTGTTTGGGTATGAATTGTGTTGACTCGGAATGTGAGGGGATATATGATTTGGATAAAGGACTACCGCAATGGCTTGAAGAAAAGCTATCGGTACTTATGATATGTGACCCGACCCCACCAACTACACACGTAGAAGGTGTCGGTGTGCGTATTGACGAACATACTTTTTGGGTAGAGAAATGAGGTGTTTATGATAGGTCAAATATTGTCATGTTTGTTTGGTGTGGTGTTGATAGTAGGTTTCTGTGTAATGACCTATGGTGCCTCACTGATAGTAGGAGACAAAGACCGTGCATGGGCGGCAAGGCGGCACGATGAACTGGTATCAAATGGAGGCAAAGCAGATGGCGATGACACCGGAAGGGAAGGTAAAGAAGAAGATAGTTGAGCAGTTAAAGGCGTTAGGGTGCTACTACTTTTTCCCTGCTACTGGGGGATACGGTAAGAGCGGAGTACCTGACATAGTAGGATGCTACAACGGTAAGTTCTTTGGGATAGAGTGTAAGGCAGGTAAGAACATGCCAACAGCTTTACAGGAAAAGAATCTCAGAGAGATAAGCGAGGCGTACGGAATCGCGTGCGTAATTAATGAAGATAGCATGAATGACATTGAACTAATCCTCGGAGGATAGTATGGCTAGTAAAGAAGATTGGGAACGGTTACAGGAAGAACTACCTGCTATAGAAAAGACAGGGTTAGAGGCGTGGGCAAATGGTGTGGAAGAAGACATGGTAAACAGCCCAAGCCACTATACCTACGGCAAGGTCGAATGCATTGAGGGCATACAAGAGTCTATGACACCCGAAGCATTCAAGGGGTACTGCAAAGGTGCTTGTCTGAAATACCTTTGGAGGTACGAGCGTAAGGACAAGCCGTTAGAGGACTTAAAGAAAGCGCAGTGGTACCTAAACAAGTTAATAGAAGGAGTTGAAAGTGAAGATTGACGAACGGATAATACAGATTGTTATTGATCCAAGTGACGGGGAGGTTATAGGACTGTCTCAATACGGACGAGTATTTCGCATACGGTATGGAATTACAGGTAGTGGATGGATATTGGATACAGGTGCAGAACTATACGCGAAAGATGGGAAGGAATTAGGATACGGTAAGGGTGTCCACAAATGAACCTGATAACGGTTGATCTGGAAACGTATTATGACAAAGACTTTTCCTTACGTAAGATGACAATGGAATCCTATATCCGTGACCCTCGTTTTGAGGTGATAGGTATAGGGTTAAAAGTAAATAATGATGGAACGGAGTGGGCTAGTGGAACACATGAAGAACTTAGACAATACTTACAAACTTTCGACTGGGAAAATTCTATTCTCCTTTGCCACAACACTTTGTTTGATGGTGCCATTCTTAGTTGGCTGTTTGATGTTCATCCTCGCCTCCTTGCCGATACTCTGTGCATTGCCCGTGCTCTACATGGGATCGAAGTTGGCGGCTCTCTCTCTGCGCTTGCTCAAAGGTACAATATTGGAGCGAAGGGAACGGAAGTACTCGACGCTATCGGGAAGCGCCGTGGAGATTTCACCGAAGAAGAACTAAGTCGGTACGGGGACTACTGCATCAATGATGTTGAGTTAACATATAGATTGTTTAACATCATGGGTAAGGGGTTCCCGAAGGGGGAGCTACGCATCATAGACTGCACCTTGCGTATGTTTGTGGAGCCTATACTGGAGTTGGACTTGGGACTACTAGAGCACCACCTAGAAGATACCAAGCAGATTAAAGAAGACTTGATAACGTCCTCTGGTGCAACTAAGAAAGAACTTATGAGCAACCCTAAGTTTGCTGAGTTACTTGTAGGACTAGGTGTTATACCCCCTATGAAGACTAGCCCTACTACGGGTAAGCAGACCTACGCGTTCGCCAAGAACGACGAACAGTTTAAGGCGTTAGCTAGCCACCATGACTCGCGTGTACAGGCACTGGTGACCTCTCGATTAGGCACCAAAAGCACATTAGAGGAATCACGTACTGAGAGGTTTATAGGTATAGCTAAACGTGGGCTGCTCCCGGTACCCGTAAGATACTACGCGGCGCACACTGGTAGGTGGGGAGGCGATGACAAGATCAACATCCAAAACCTACCTAGCCGTGGTGTTAATGGTAAGAAGTTAAAGAACAGTATGCTTGCCCCCGAAGGCTACATGATTATTGACTGTGACTCGTCGCAGATTGAAGCCCGAGTACTAGCATGGTTGGCGGGACAGGATGATTTAGTATTAGCTTTCCTGAACGGTGAAGACGTTTACATAAAGATGTCGTCGAAGATATATGGCATACCTGAAGAAGATGTTACCAAGGAGCAACGCTTTGTTGGTAAGACTACAATCCTAGGTTGCGGTTATGGTATGGGCGCAGTTCGGTTTGCAGATCAATTACAATCGTTCGGAACTCACATGGATGTTGAGGAGGCACGTAGGGTAGTAAGTATCTACCGCGATGCCAACTGGAAGATAAACCACTTCTGGCGTGCATGTCAGAACATGTTAATAGAGATGTCGCGTGGTAACTCAGGTAGCTTTGGCCCCAACGATATAATCAAGTATGGGGTAGACGGGCGTAACGGTTGGGTATTACTACCCTCTGGCTTGAAGATGCGCTATGACGACTTACAGTATGAGCAGGGTGAACGTGGCCCAGAGTTTAAGTACAGAACGCGCCGTGGATACACCAGAATATATGGTGGTAAGGTAGCAGAGAACATATGCCAAGCGATAGCTAGATGTATCATTGGTGATCAGATGTTAGCAATAGCTAAGAAATACAAGGTAGCTTTGACGGTTCACGATTCCGTGGTATGTTGTGTACCAGAGACCGAACTTAGTCAGGCCAAACAGTACATAGAAGATTGCATGAGCACTACTTCTACATGGGCAGAGGGCTTGCCTATAACGTGTGAGTCAGATACAGGTAAGTCTTATGGGGAGGCGGCAGGATGAGTGATATAGAAAAAGCTATGAAAGAAGCGCATAAGTTTGCGGACAAGGCTATAAAAGATGCCGGTACCCGCACACCAAGAGGTGTTAAGGATTGGTTATTCCGCCCCGTAGTCATACGTAGGGTAGAGTTGGTAGTATTAATTGGCCTACTAGGTTGGTCTGTAACGTACGGATTAGGGATGTACATCAATGGGTAAAGTGATTGATTGGCCTAAGCCTACATCAGGCGTACCGGAAACTCATGGGGATTACCTGAGTATCATTGTGGGGGAAACCATAGATGGCGACCCAGTAGTATGTATAGAGCAGTGTGAAACAATAGGTATGACTAGGCACGTTGATCGGATACAACTAAACCTAACGCAAGTCGGTGCGTTAGCGGATGAACTTAACCTAGTATGTAGTATGTATGCGGAGAAACATTAATGAGTAGATATATAATCTTATTTTTAGGTACGCATTACGTGGATGGTATGTACACTAACAAAGAAATGGCTGAAGGGGTTATGGAATATTTCGCAGATGAAAAATTTCCTAACTTACAGTTTAAATTAGAGGAGGCACCGAAAGGCTTTGTAGTGACTGATGATATATTTTGGTCTAGGCATTGCGACAGTATAGTTAAACTTGATCGCCGCCGATCTTATTCGCGGAGGTTACGATGAGCATTGCCCCGTGGTCGTTCTCAAAGATTAAATCTTTTGAACAGTGTCCTAAGAAGTTCTACCATCTAAAGATTGCCAAGGATTACAGGGAATCTGAGACAGAAGCCATGCTATATGGCACTGCCGTACACCTAGCCGCAGAGGAATACATTAGGGATGGTAAGCCGTTACCCCCTGAATACAACTACTGTAAAGATGTACTTGATGTACTGAATGGCATGGAAGGCGAGAAGATATGTGAGATGAAGATGGGGCTTACCGAAAACCTTGAGCCTTGCGAATTCTTTGCTGACGATGTTTGGTGGCGTGGCATAGCTGACTTAGTTATTATGAACAAACGCACCAAAACAGCTTATGTGGTAGACTACAAGACAAGTAAAAATACTAGGTACGCTGATAAAGGTCAGTTAGAACTGATGGCTATGAGCATGTTTAAGATGTTCCCCGACCTAGAGAAAGTGAAGGGTGGGTTGTTGTTTGTGGTATGCGGGGAGTTAATAAAGGAAGACTACTCCAAGCCGGAAGAGCCTAGGCTATGGAAGAAGTGGCTGTCAGACTATAGCCGTATGGAGCAAGCCTTTGAAAACAATGTGTGGAATGCACACCAAAGTGGGTTATGTCGTAGGCACTGTATTGTTACAGAGTGCGTACACAATGGGAGAAACTAATGCGTAAGAAAAGAAAGAAGCAGGTCAACGCCCCCGTAGGCAGTGACACGTTTGAACGTAGAATGGAGCGGCAACGCGCCAGACGTAAGATGGATAGAGAAGGCGCAGATGCCAATGGTAACGGTAAGGCTGACAAGCGTGAAGGTAAAGACGTTAGTCATAAGAAAGCCTTGGTCAATGGCGGAAGCAACAAAGACGGTGTTACAGTAGAGGATAGCTCTACTAATCGTAGTCGGAACTACAAAAAGAAAGGCAGTAGAAAGCCTAAGTAAAGAACTCCCTATTGGTATGGGTTGACGCGTGCTTGATGCGTCTTTAAATGATGTCGTGCCGTTCCTTACGGCGCTATTGCTCCCCAATAGATATGCGGCATAAAATCGAGTAGTCCTAATGAGAATCATAATGCGGACTTAGCCCTATCCGTGGACGAAGCAGGGCTACTAAATTTTTTCGCGTGACGTGGACACCCACTTCATGCTATTTCGTATCGGAGCGATAAATGAAGATAGTAGATAATAAGGCGTTATTACTTACGCTACGTAACCCCGCAAAGGTTACATCGGTAATACCAAAGAGTAGGGAACTACCAAACAACCAAGTACTTGTTAACTGGGGGTTAGAAGAAACGCAGGTGTTGCGTAACATGAATATCAACGCGCCCTCCCCAATAGAATCTAAGTATGAATGGACGGGTAAGTACACACCGTTCGATCATCAGAAGACCACTGCTAGTTTTTTCACGTTAAACCGTAAGAGCTTTTGTTTCAACGAGCAGGGTACAGGCAAGACAGCCAGTGCTATATGGGCGTCTGACTACCTTATGAAGCAGGGGGTAATACGTCGAGTGTTAGTTATATGCCCTCTATCTATCATGGATTCCGCATGGCGCAATGACCTGTTTAGTTTTGCCATGCACCGTAAAGTAGACGTGGCATATGGAGCTAAGGCTAAACGCGCAAAGATAATAGAAGGCGATGCTGAGTACGTGATAATAAATTATGACGGGGTAGAGATTGTAGCGGACGCAGTAGCCAACGGAGGGTTTGACCTTATCATTGTGGATGAAGCTACTCACTACAAGAACCCTCAGACAAAGCGATGGAAGACCTTAAATAAGTTAATCGGGCCAAGCACATGGCTATGGATGATGACAGGTACTCCCGCCGCGCAAAGTCCTACCGATGCGTATGGCATAGCTAAACTCGTTAATCCCAAGGGCGTGCCTAGATTCTTTGGTTCGTTCCGCGACCAAGTGATGAGAAAGGTTACAAACTTTAAGTGGGTGCCGAAAGAAGATGCCACGACAACCGTGCATAGGATACTGCAACCGGCTATACGGTTTACCAAAGACGAGTGCCTTGACCTACCACCTATGGTGTACACCAAAAGAGAAGTACCGCTTACCCGACAGCAGTTGAAGTACTACAAAGAACTGAAGAACAAGATGGTTATGGAGGCGGCAGGAGAACAAGTCACAGCAGTTAACGCGGCGGTCGGTATGAACAAGCTACTGCAAATATCCGCAGGTGCAGTGTATACCGACAAGGGGGACGCAGTAGAGTTCGATATATCCCCACGCTACAAGGTACTACGTGAAGTAATAGACGAGTCGAGTAAGAAAGTATTAGTGTTTGTACCATTCAAGCACACTATAGACATGCTTACCGCCAATCTACGAGAAGATAATATATCGACAGAAGTTATCCGTGGGGATGTGAGTGCAGGTAAACGTACGGAGATATTTAAACGGTTCCAAGAAGCCGATAACCCTCGCGTGTTAGTTATACAACCACAGTCAGCCGCGCACGGAGTTACATTGACTGCGGCTAACACAGTAGTGTGGTGGGCACCGACAAGTTCGTTGGAGACATACGCTCAAGCAAACGCTCGTGTACACAGATCAGGACAAGATCACAAATGTACCGTCGTGCAGCTACAGGGGTCGCACGCAGAGAAACGTGTTTACGCACTGCTAGATAACAGAATAGACATTCACACAAAGATGATTGATCTTTACAAAGAAATACTTGACTAGCTAACGATAAGCTAATAAAGTGAACGTCCCGTTAGTAAAGGAGCGTGTAATGAGTGAAAGTAATACTACCGCTGAACAGTTGACTAAGGTTTATCTAAAGATAAAAGATAAGCGTTCGGAACTTTCTGCGGAATTTAAAGAAGAAGACGGCAAGCTGTCTGAACAGTTAGACAAGGTTAAGAAAGCCTTACTTGGATACTGTAAAGATCAGGGCGTCGATAGTGTGAAGACTTCAGCAGGATTGTTTTACCGATCTGCTAAGACTAGGTATTGGACTAGCGATTGGAGCAACATGCACGAGTTTATATTAGAGCATGGGGCACCTGAGTTACTTGATAAGCGACTCAACCAAACGAACATGAAGCAGTTCCTAGAAGAAAACCCCGCCCTCGTACCTAAAGGGCTTAACGTAGACTCAGAGTATGTAGTCTCAGTAAGGAGGAAGTAATGTCAGTAGCATTTGTACCTATTGAAAATGTAGCGAAGCACTTCTCGGTATCTATATCTACCGTCCGTGCATGGTTACGTAATAACAAGATTCCCACCGATACATATATTAAAGTGGGGCCAACCTATCGTTTCAAGTTACCTGAAGTTGAAGCGGCACTTTTGAACAGTGCGCATACACCCGAAGAAGACTATCTAACTGAAATCTCTATGCACGAACAGCTAGAGTTAGATTTGGATGATGACGCCTGATGAGTAGCAACGGACTACGCCGAATCAGTATACGTGGTGGTAAGTTTCACGTTATAGCTGACGGTGAGGAAGTTACTAGGGATTTAGGTTATATGGATGTGGTGATAGTTAATGCCGCCCCAGTATCTCGCGCTTACTATGGCGATGCGTATGACCCCAATAGGGTTGCGGTACCTACGTGTTGGTCACCTGACACGCAGTTACCAGCTAGAGAAGTACCCCAAGAGCAACGGCAGTCTGCGCGTTGTATGGATTGTCCTCAAAATATAAGAGGTTCAGGTTCTTATGGGGGTAGGGCTTGTCGGTTCTCACAACGACTAGCAGTTGTATTTCAGGATAAACCTGAAGAAGTGTATCAGTTACAGATACCTGCCACGTCTATATTCGGCAGTACTAATAGTGGTGATAAGGGTATGCAACACTATGCTCGGTTACTCGCTAAACATGATACTCCTGTAGTTACTATCATCACCAAGATTTACTTTGATGAGGATAGCGCGGTACCAAAACTTTGCTTTAAGCCGGTAGACCGCTTAGATGAAGACACGCTTACAAGGGTTTCGGCCATGATTGACCACGAAGATACTATTCGGGCTATCACTATGTCTATCCCCACAACAAGTGAACCTGTGTCTCCGTTTAGTGTGGTGGAAGGTTTCGAGTTAAATGCAAACTAATTAATTAGGATTTATAACATGGCTACAAATAATCAATACCTTATCAATGACGTAGAAGCCCTATGGCCTCGTATCAATAAGACTTACAAGTTCGACAATGCAGAAAACCGCACGGTTCCGTGTGACGCGTTTGACGAAGGTGCTAAGTACGAGACTCGTTTCCGTATGACTAAAGACCAAGCTAAGGCTCTCTTTGTATCAATGGTTACCGCATACGAAGCCAAGAAAGAGAAGGGATGGCCTGACAAGTTTGACATGCCTTTCAAGAAAGAAGAAGATGGTACTTATACGTACAAGGCATCTTTGAAAGGGGCGTACGGTAAAGACGCTACGTTTAAGCCTGTACAGTACGATAGTAAAGGCGTTAAACTACCAGACGACTTCATGCTTACCACGGGTAGTACTGTTAACGTAGCAGTAACCTTTACTCCCTACTACATGCGTGAAGCGGGTGTATCCCTTAGACTACGTGCCGTACAGGTTATCAAGTACGTACCTATGGAAGCCGCATCCCCGTTTGGCGCAGTAGAAGGTGGGTTTCAGTTCTCCGCAGAAGAGAATCCTTTTGAAGTAGTAGCACCTGCCGCACCTGCCGCCCCTACGGAAGCAGTAACAGACGACCTGTTTGGGGATGATGAACCCGCGCAAGTCGAGGAGCCAAAGAAAGTAGTTAAGAAGAAAGCTCCTGCACCGAAAGCATCTGACGATGCACTGGCTGATATAGTAGCCGACTGGGACGACTAATAGTCTCCCACTGTAACAACTACACCCATAGCTAGGATGACTACCGAAAAGGGCGTGTAAGCGCCCCTGCTATGGTACCTCTCGGAATTAGGTACTATTTATGAAAACAGAAGATTTTTTAAGGAGGGTATTGGGGGAAGACGGGCATTACTGCTTGTTCTCTTTTCGTACAAAAGATGATCGGAGGATACAGAAGTTTTACACCTCCGTGGGGGATATGGCCGATGCCGCACGCGACCTAGATAACAAGGGGTATGACGCATACTTCGCTCTAGGCACGTTCAAAGAACCGAACTCACGTAAAGTAGCTAACGTGCATCATCTGAAGTCTTTCTTTCTCGATTTAGATTGTGGGGCTACCAAAGACTATCCAGATCAAGATACAGCTCTTGTGGCACTACAAGGGTTCTGTAAGACATTATCACTACCGAAGCCCAAGCTAGTTAACTCTGGACGTGGCATACACGCGTATTGGTTCCTTTCGGAGTCGATAGAGTTGAACGACTGGCTACCTGTAGCAGAACGTCTAAAGAAGTTATGTGCTGAACACGGGCTACTGGCTGACCCCTCTGTCACTGCCGATGCCGCTAGGGTACTGCGAGTACCAACCACGCATAACTATAAGACTGACCCCCCATCTGCTGTTGAGTTCTTAGCAGATGATTACCCTGACAACGTAGACTTTGATAAGTTCTCGACCTTGTTGGGAGGCGGACTGATACCAGTTCCTAAGATAATGGCTCCTGCCGGTAGCAATGCTGTGATGAACGCACTGATCGGTAACAGGCAAAACAAATTTAAAGACATCATAGCTAAGACTATGAACGGTACTGGCTGTGAGCAACTACGCACCATATGGCAAGACCAAGAGAATTGCAGTGAGCCTATGTGGAGAGCGGGGCTATCTATAGCTAAGTTCTGTGTTGACTCTGAGTCAGCGGCACGCAACATATCTAAGAACCACGAGGGTTACTCTGAGCAGGCTACCGTAGAGAAGATGGAGCTAATCAAAGGCCCATACAAGTGTACGTCTTTCGACGAGTTTAACCCCGATGTATGTTCTGACTGCCCGAACTGGGGCAAGGTAAAGTCTCCTATAGTGCTAGGTAGTAGCGTGATAGAAGCTACCGCAGAAGATAACATAGTAGAAGTACCTGAGATGGACTTACCTGACTCACCTATTACTACTACCTATGTGATTCCGCCGTACCCTAGGCCATTCTTTAGGGGTACCAATGGTGGGGTGTATATGCGTACTACCAATGCCGAAGGCGATACAGATGAGAAGGTGGTGTACCACAATGACCTGTACATAGTTAAACGCATATCAGATGTAGAGATGGGCGAAGCAGTGGTCGTTAGATTGCACTTGCCCAAAGACGGGGTTAGAGAGTTTACTATTCCCCTTACAGCGGTTACTTCAAAAGAAGAATTACGGAAACAGATGTCCATGCATGGTGTGGCCGTCTCACGAATGGATGAACTTATGACTTACATGACAACTTGGGTAAACGAGTTACAGGCTACGGGAGTAGCAACAGAAGCACGTAGGCAGTTTGGGTGGACTGGAGATGACTTTAAGTCCTTTGTATTAGGCAATGAAGAAGTATTTGCTGATCGTATTGGCGACAATCCTCCCTCTACCCCGACAGTGGGGTTGTTTCACGCATTTGAACCTAAAGGCACTTTGCAGGGTTGGATAGATACGGCCAACTTTTACAACCGTGATGGGTTTGAACTGCATCAATACATAGTAGGCACAGGGTTTGGTTCCCCCCTTATGGCCCTGTCCCCCGTTTCTTGTGCAGGGTTTCACGTACATAGTAAGGAGAGCGGCGTAGGTAAGACCACCGCCATGAACGTAGGCGCGTCTATATGGGGTAGCCCTAAAGCCCTAGTACTGGGAGAAGATGATACTCAACACTCTAGGATGAACCGCAGTGAGGTATACCAAAACCTACCCCTGTACATTGACGAACTTACTGAACTTAAAGGTGAGGATTTATCGTCGCTTATATACCAAATATCCAGTGGTAAACAGAGGAACCGTATGACTAGTGGGGGTAATAATACCGAACGCGCTAGAGGTAAACCTTGGAAGCTACTGTCCGTTACCACAGGCAACTGTAGTGCTATCGAGAAAGTCAGTCTGTACAAGGCTATGCCGAAAGCGGAAGCCCAACGGATGATGGAGACTAAAGCAGTTAGGTTGTTCGACCAAAGTAAAACTAAGTACTTAACAGACATACACGCAATCAATGCAGAAACTATATACGGGCACGCAGGTAAAGTGTACATGCAGTACGTTATAGCTAACATAGACAGTGTTAAGGATTTACTGGAGAAGGTACGGGCCAAGATAGATAAGGCGGCACAGCTTACCGCAGAGAACCGATTCTGGTCAGCGGGTGGGGCTTCTACCCTTACGGGTGTACTCATAGCTAAGAAGCTAGGGCTAGTAGACTACGATACAAATAAGTTGTTTAAGTACATAATTAAACTATTGAGAGAGAATAAGGACAATGTGGCCGGTATGAACTGTTCTGCACTAGATACTTTAAACGACTACTTCCATGAGAACTGGGGTAGCATACTTAAAATCAAAAGCACCGACGACTTACGTAAGGCACAGAACAACGGGCTAGATGCGTTAGTCATACCAGAATTAGACCCTAGAATTAGGTTAGTAGGGCGTTACGAGACTGATACGAAGATAGCTTACTTAATACCTAAACCCCTTAAAACGTGGTGCGGTAGGCAACAGATAAATTATTCAGCGTTTATTCAAGAACTGAAAGATAAGTCTGGAGCTAAAACTACTAAGGTGCGGTTGACTAAAGGTACTACTACTTACCTACCACTAACTCACGTTATATCCATAGACTGTTCTGCGGCAGATGTGAAGGTGTAACATGTTAATGGTTGATGACCTACATCCCGACGGGATACGTATTATAGTTAACTGGGAGGGTATGCACGTTGGAGCGTCCCTCTTCGTACCGTGTTTAAACACGCAGAAAGCTAAGGATCAGGTCGTAACACTGTTTAAACGTAAGAAATGGCAAGTAAAGACAAAGATAGCCATAGAAAATGGTAAATTAGGTATTCGTATCTGGCGGACTATATGATACTATATTGGACGTAGTGGGCCACTCCCCTTACTCACTATGGTTTTACCTCTCTACCCCCCTGCTCGTTTCCGAGGCGACAGGGGGGTTTTTATTAGTAGCCCTTGTTGTATTCCCTGTTACTTCTCTCTATAGCGAACTTCATTATAGGATTTACCGTAACCCCATTGTGCATCTTGGCTGACGTAGCCATATGAGATTTAACTGACTTGGTTATTTGCTCCCCCGTCAGTGCCGCAGTAGGGTGACGCTTGTTATGGGTACTAATATCTTTCAGTACCTCTGCCATAACCTCATGGTCACCCATGCGCTGTGCTACATAGAACTTCTTGGCTAGCATGGAACGCTTCTCTGTAACTGCTTTCTCTACGCCTTTGTTCCTACCAGATACTTCTTGACGGTAAGTGTATTCCGCAGGGGGGAATCCTAGAGCCTGAGCCGCGAAATCACCGACAGTCATGTCATCATATATAGGGTCTTTTCTCCTAGACCGTATACCACCTTCTCTTGCGTAACGTCCAACTGTGCTACGGTAAGCATTAGTAAGGCCAGCGGGCATAAGGCTTTCCATACCACGCTCAAAGCTACCGTACTCGCTTGAGTTGAAGTCATCATAGGCGCGTTTGAGCCTAGTGCCTGTACTCAATGCAGGGCCACCCAAGTAGAATCCTAGGCTTTCTTCCAGAGAAGGGTCTTTGTTAAACCTGTTCTCCTGCAACAACAAGTTACTTAGGCTAACACGCGAGGCTACATCTGTACCCGTAAGCGCAGTTAACCCGCCTTTGTACCAACCTTCACCTAGGTACTTACGTGTTATGGTGCGAGCATCGTCCTCCTCGTTATCTAAGAACATGTTCCATATCATGCTGACCATACCGTATAACGGTAGTCCTTGCACCCCAGCAAAGAACAACGCGGATAAGTGAACCCCCATAGCCTGTTTAAGCGCCATGTTACGTAGTTCCTTTCCTTCAGCATCTTTAGCGAACATATTGTCTCCCGCTAGTATGGCAGACTTAATCATGGTGTAGTACATCTGTAGGCCATAACTCTTATACATCAGCGCCACACGACCGATACCCTGCTGTGAGTAACCTGCCGCAGTTTCTAGTACAGAACCACCGTTTGTTTCCTGTGCAAAGTACACGGCTTCAGCTACTGCTAATTCCATACGCGCTTCAGAACTACTAGGTACGTCTATGAACTTGGCCTGCACTGCACTGTAGAACCTCTTATCACCCTTAGCTTCGTGCATAGCATCTAGCTTGTTTAGAGTAAGGTCGTAAGACATCGTTAGGGTAACTTGACGGTTAAATCTTTCTGCTGCGTTGAACATTACAGCGGACAAAGCAGACGTACCATCTAGGAATCTAAGCGCAGGGTTCTTATTCTTTTGTCGTCCCGCATCGTTTACGCCTAACTGATCAGCTATTGTAGAGTGATGTATCTGACCCCCGTTCTTAGCCCTTTGTACCAAAGGTATCATGCGGTTGAAGTATTTTATCTTCGCGTCAGCTTCCGCTTTAGTAGCAGAGGTATCCCGTATTTTCTTTTCTTGGCCTGCTTTAAGAGTGTATACGTCCTTTCGACTTACCACGCCATCCGCATCTGTCGTGCTAACTTCTTTGATGTCGTAGTATTCGTCGATAGATATTTTAGAGGAAGTTACAAACTTACCTGCTCTACCCAAGGCTACAGAAGCATCTTTAGCATTAAATTTACTTGTAAGGTACGGCAGCACCACTAGGGGTATTTGAGACAAGTTAACAAGTGCGGACGAGGCGTTAAAACCAATGGTGTATATAAAGGCTGTCTGGTTAGCACGTTGGTAGTACTGCTCTGGGCCTTTGTTAGTGGCTCCTTCACGGGCAAACTTAGCACGCCTGTCTAGCTCTCTTTTAACCAGATTAAACGTATTTTTGTTAACACCCTCGGGAGCGCCTTCTCCATGCTTCAGGTCTATAGCCTTCTCAACTGCACGTATCTCACCGCCATAACGCATCTTCTCTATCTGGGCACCTAGATCAAAGCCTTTAGTCTGCATACCTAAGCGAGCGTCTTGTATGTAACCTAACGTGTTCTTACGTCGTTGTAGAGACTTAGCAAAAGAAGTTTCGGGTAGTGTCTCAATAAACAGTCGCATTACTTGCTCCTGTACTTCCCCTCGCTTATCTTTGGGTACGCTAGCAGCGATAACATCTAACACGTCAGCAACGAAAGAACCGGCGGGAGGACTTCTGTAGCTAGATGCTTTGGTATCACCCTCGTAAGATTCTACTGTGTCAGCAACGGTAAGGGCATCGTTCTTTACTTCCTTAGCCGCACTGTCCCGTGCTCCCTCAGTCTCAAACATAAGGAATACTGATTCTTCTCTAAAAGTACCATCGTCGTTTTTAATCTTAGTTGCATACGACAACTTGTAGTTACCCTGACGAACCAACGGAAAATATACTTCCATAGTGTTAGATGAGATCAGACGCTCGTTCATCTGCTTCTTTAGTTTTATTTTAGAAGCGTTGTCTTTGCCGTCACCTATCTCGTCAATCTCACGATTGATAACAGCCACGAGGTCTTCGTGCATACGTTTATAGGTATTACGTAACTCGGTAAACTGCTTTCTACCGCCATCATTTAATTTCTTCCATTGATCTTGATTAGCTTCCCATACTTCAAATAGGTTCCTGTCGTCTTGAGCAGTCTGGTTACCGTATCTCTTTTTAGCTTCTGCGCGGGTAAGAGTAGGGTCTACCTGATAAATAGTAGCGCCATGCTCTTGGCTATATATAATGTTATCTAGCAACTGCTTCTGTTCTAAGTTCTTCTTAGCCCACGCATCATAAGCCTCTAATACTTTATTTATCTTCTCGTCAGATTTTTGTATGTTGCCTCGTTGATCTCCAAATAGCTTGTCTAGGTTTAACCCTAACTGCCCGAAACCATTGTTTCTTGCTACGTCGCCTAATGCTTGCGAACCAGTTAGTCTCAGTAAGAAGTCTTTAGCTGTCCTATCCGCAGTGCCGTTTAAAAAGTCTGTAGCACCTTCAAGGAAAGATTTCTTTGGGCCTTCGGACAAACGCTTCTGTATGTCTGTCATGTCGTTAAGTACTTTTCTTACTCCGTCTTGAGTAGACACCATGTTCATAACAGGATCATTGCTTGTAGCCATGTTGGGAGACAGCATCGCTATAATAGCCGCATCAGCTTCGTCTAGCGCAGAGCCTACAGGCTTAGTGTCCATGCCGATAAGTCTTCGTACATAGTTAGTGACTGCACGATAGAACCGCTCCAAGGCACTTATATCCTCGCCTTTAGGGTTGATAGAGGCTAGCTTACGCTGGAACACAGGGTTACTAAACGCTTCAGCTATGAACTCGTTAAGGTTCTCTGCACCGTACGCTGTATCTAAATACGGCTTAACGTCTTTATACAACTTCTCCAACTGCTTAGTTGCTGGGTGAGATTTGTTCTTTAATTGATTAAGCGTAGTAGCGTGCGTAGTCTCATGCAGTAGCGCATGTATGGTCAGAGGCATGTTAGAGTTAAGTATTACAGTGTTGATCCTAGGATCGAACAAACCTGCTACGTTACCCTCATCTCCGATTTCGTACCCTTTGTCTTTTAGACTAGCTTCATTAGCCAATTCTATTTTGGTGGTGCCAGTGTTCTCAGACAACGCTCTAGCTATCTGCTTGACGCGCTTACTCTTAGTGCTTTTTGCAAGGGACTGTAATGCGGCTTTTAAGTCCCCTTTCTTCAGTAGCTCCTTAACGTCTTTAGGTAAAGCCTCACTCAGTTCCAGCGCAACCTTGGGGTCTAGCTCCAAGTTAAGCACGTCGATCTTACCACCACCGGCAATGAACTTAGCAGTATCAGCCGCTACCCTCGCACGTAATTGGTCAGGAGACATATCCTCGGTAAGAGGTGCCTTTGCATTCTTACCCCTACTGCCTTGTATGTTCTCTATTGCTTGGCTAACTACATCTTCTTTCTTAGTCGCTCCTGATGCTTTTTTCTTGGTAGCTCTGTCTGCACGGGCAGTAGGGCTAGGCTCGACTTTTGGAGTAGCCTTGGAAGGGGTAGATGTACCAACTACCGTAGCCTGACCACCAGTAGCGGTGTCTACATCCTGTGCTATCTTAGTTTCGCGTTGCTTTACCTTAGTGTCGTCTCGTTCTTGAGTAGCCCTAGCTTTCGTATCTTTTTCTACATCGGTTGACTTCTTCTGTTGCTCGACTATGCGGCGATCTATCTCTGCCTTAGCATCGGAGCTTAGATTCTTCTCTATCCACTGCAATGTAGTTTTAGTGTTAGCTCCACCAGTACCTGCAAACTTAGCTTTCTCGGATGTAGGAGTACCTTTCTGTTCACGGAACTTAGGCGTGTTCTCTGCGATTTCAAAAGCTATAGCCTCAAACGCATCGGCAGGGCGCTTAAACCTCTTAATGTAAGTCTGAGCGGTTTGCTCCATACCCTTCTGATCTCGGGGTATAGGCTTAGTAACTAGGTCGGTTAACGCTGTTACATCATCAGGATTAGTAAACTCTGTGCCACGAGGTACGGCAGTAGGGAACTCAATATCACCCCCTATGTCGGTAGGGGCTTCTTGTGTACTGGTATCAGCAGGCGCTTCTGTTTTTGCTTCTGCTTTCGGGGCAGTTTTCGCGGGGGGTGTTTTTGGTGCAGCTTTAGGCGTTATAGTAGGTATTGTAATACCTAATCCTTTTAGCTGCTGGGTAACTTCTTTCGGCAACGGCTGTACGGCACCGGCCTGCGACTCCAAGTCGGCGGTCTTCTTAGTAGGCATACCCGCAACTTTCTGGCGTTCTGCTATCCTAACGTCAGTCAGAGTAATTTGTTTACCCTCAGCGGGAGTTATCGTGTCTAAAGGGATGTTCTTTTCTGCTGCGTACGCCTCCGCAGTTTCGGTAGCATTGCGCCTCACGCCTTGTTTCTTAGCGGAAGACTTCGTTTGCATACCGCCTAGGGGCTGCTGCTGTTGAGTTTCTTTAGGCCCACGCTCCTTAACTTGTGCTTCTAACTGTGCCAGTGCTGTTCTGTTTTCGGTTGCAATAGCGGCATCTCTAGCCTCTGCCTCGGCAACATCTAGGGTGCCTTCAAACAGAACAGCGTATTCCTGCTCTATAGCGCGTTTTTCTTCTGCGTCTCTAGCCGCTTGAGCTTCGTCTTCTGCGAGCAAGGCTTCAATATCAGCCGTCTCTTCTATGTCTCGTATCTGCTCGTCTTCCGCACGGTCTATCATGTCGGGTTGTTCTTTTATCTGGTCATCATCTTCCAGACGCCTTGCTCTCTCGGTCTCAGCGTCTTGTTCGGCCATAGCATCAGCCATTTCAGCGTCACTCATACCCTCGGGTGCGCGTGCGGCTACTCTCGCAGCTTCTTTTTCTGCCGTTGCTTTTTCTAGTGGGAATAAGTCACCAGTTTGTCTACGTGCTTGTTCCGCCGCATCATCTTTAACTAGCGAGGCAAGCCCTTGTTCTCTGTCCTGCGCTTCAAGGATAGCATCACGTTCTGTAGTCCTGCGTGATTCGGCGTCGCCTTGCAACTCTTGTGCGCGTAAGTATACCCGCGCTTCAGGGTCATCTATTGGCACGTTTTCACGTAGGGAGCCATCAGGCATGGGTATGTTAACGGTTTCAGGTAAAGCAGGTAGGCCAAATACTTCTTCTACAGCTTGTTCATCAGACTTGTCATCTCCCTCTATTGCGCCGTCGGTACCTACAGACTTACCGCCTCTACGCCCCGCAATAACGTCTGCAAGGGCTTGTATAATGGCACCTGCACCGCCGCCTATGGTAGCTTCGTCAAGTACACCTGCGTCGATTAATTCTGCTTCAGCGTCATACCCACGGGCGTTAAGATTCTGTAATATTGCGGCAGCGGCTTCCTGTGCGCCTTCAGCTACGCCCGTAGTTGCTACACTACGAATGCGGTTTTTAATACCCTTTAAGTCATTAGCGTCAACTTTTTCTAGTACTTTAGCTACGCCGGGAATTTGAAGTCCTTTGGCGATTCTACCTAGGGGAGCTAGGTCTAGCAGACCAATAGCTGTACCACGGAACGTAACAGAACTTCTTTCTTCTTCGGTAGCACCAAACTCTCTTGCGCGTTCGCTTGCTTCACCAGCACCAGCACCACCGGCAATAGCAGCGGCAGCGGGCAAGGCGGCAGGGCCAAGTAATGCGGTAGGCAGTAAGGCACCAATAGAACCAATGCCAGAGGCTAGCTTATAGGATAGGGCTTCTTTGTCTCCACCTTCGGGACGGAAAGACTCGGCCACACTCTTAATTTTGTCGCGGGCTTTAAGTTCTTCTTCCTCTTCTAGCAAGGCAGCTCCACCTAAAGCAGCAGACTCGTACATGCCAATAGCACCGGAGGCTAGACCTTTACCTACGTTCTCAAAGAACCCTGCGCCACCACTATCTTTTTTTGCTAGTGGGCCATAGGTCTGTTCTAACCTACGCGTACTTTTATTAATTTGTTCTTGCAAGTACTGCGCTGCTTCGACATCATTAGCTGCGCGAGCACGTACTACCGCGTCTTTTAGTTGCTGTATAGTGGCCATACGGGTACTTACCTACAGTTAAGGTTGTATATACTTATTTGCGCTAGCTGCTCTAGGATCAGGATCGGGAGCAGTACCAGACTCGGGCTTACTAGTTAGTAAATTACTGAAGTAGTCAATGCTATCATCAATCCCAGTTTTTTCTAGGATTTGATTAGCCTCTACCTCGAAATTTGCTAAAGTATCTGCTTCATCTGTAGTAAGGGTTCCGTTAGCTTGCTTGGTTCTTAGTATTGAAACTTGAGGACTAATACGGGCATAAAAATCTTCTTTAGCCTTTCTCCTAACCTCTTGAAGAGAAGATAACGCACGTCCTATCTCCGCTGTATTATTTGCCATTCCTGCGGCCTTGTTTAACTGAGCAGTAGAGATTGCTTGTAAAGCGTCAATCTTGTTTTTAATTTCGTTATGGTTTTGATCTATTTTTAGTTTAGCCTGTTGGGTAGCAGCGGCGATGTCTTCCGCAGGGAGTTTAGCCAAAGTACCTAACGCGCTTTGGCGGTCTTGATATACCCTTCCCATAGCACGCCCCGCTTCGGCGTTTATTTCCGTTGCTATCTTAACGTCGTTGTCCATGCGTTTTTGTTCTATGCCTAAACGTTGCGTTATACTAGCTTGCCTACTTGCTATAGTGTTCTCATCAAACTTGCCCCTAGCAATGCTAGCCCCACGACCAGTACCACCTTCTATAAGCCCTCTGATACCCGCATTAGCGCGTTCTCTTTTTAAGCGTGCTGGGTCTAGCAGTTCTGCATCTAAAACTTCTTTTTCTGTTAGGTATTTGTTGTACGTAGCTTCTTGTCCCTCCCTGTCAAGCCCGCCCTTAGACTTATCTGCGCCACTCATCCTAGTAATTGTATCTTGTTGGGCTTTAGAGGGATCGGCTTTTGCAGACTTTTGCAGTGCAGATAGTACTTTGTTATCTTTAAGTCTGTCTGTTACTTGCGTTTGGCCTATACCACTCGTGTCAACGGTTTTGTTTAAGTCCTCCGTAGATAACCCAACTATACCAAGCATAGATTCAGCTTCAGCTCCACCAGCGGGAGCTTGCCCAGCGGGAGGTTGTCCCATAGGAGGCTGCCCTATAGTTTGTCCAGTAGCTACGTTAACAGCATTGGCCGCATCAGTTGCTTTGGCTACTTGAGTTGTTTCTTCAGCGAGCAACTCGTCATCGGCAAGGAGCGCATCTAACCCTGTGGCACCCATAGATTGCTTTTTATCGTACTTAGCTTTTGCCGCCGCATCACTAGCAACTCTTTCAGGAGTAGGCACCATTGCCTTATCTATTGCCGCTGAAATAGGCATCTCGGGTACGCCTGCGGCAGTAAACTCTTCACGTTGCTTTACGTATTCTTGTTGTATCTTAGCGTCAAGTTCTTTTCTTTGCTCTGGACGCATAGCCCTGTAGTCTTTATAGGATACTCCTATCGCTTTTAATGCTTGCTCTAGCCTACTACCTTTAGCTTCTACCTTATCACCTGCGGCGTAGCCAATAATTCCGCCTTGGGCCATGCCTTGCATGTTAGGACGAGGCTGACTAGCGATACCTTGAGGAGCGCCTTGAGGCATAGGAGGCCGTTGGCCTTGGGGTTTCTGAGGAGGCATACCCATAGCTTGTTGTTTCTGTTGAGATTGTTTTTGTTTCTGCCCAAGAACCCCAGCTACTTGTCCAGCCATCTCGTTCTTGTTCATACCCACTAACTGCTGCTCGTATTGCTCTGCTATAGTGTTTGGAGTCTGTTCAGCTTTTAGCGCCATTTCCCTAGAAGCGGCTTCTTTTTCAGTTTTCAGCTTCTGCATGGCGAGCAAATCCATCAACTCTTGATTCTGAGAGTATCTTTTTTGTAATGCTTGAGGGTTACCTCTATACGCATCTGCTTTTTGCTCTACTAACTTATCTATGCCGCCTGCTTGTAACATGGGTATCTCCTAAAACTTTAAATTCTATTGCGAGTATTTTGCCGCTATTGCCGCCGGAGTAATACTAGGGTCAGCCGCATATTCAGCCTCTACTTCCGCTGCGGTCGCGCCTCCAAACTGCCATTCACCAGTACCCTGAGAACCTCCGCCTAAATACTTGTTGTATATATCTTCTATGGTCTCTGCTGTACCTGCGTACTGTGCTGCGGTACTAGGGGCGTTGTAAGAAACTGATTGTGCTTCTAGTGGCAACCCTTGCAGTAGTGACTGCATATACTGTACTTGCTTGTAAGGGAAGTCACGTTCTTCTTTAAACTGTGCGTAATCTGCGGCCATACCTTCGCTTTCGATGCCTCGCTGAGTAGCGCCTGCACCTTCTTGCCTAGCGAGTACGTCAAACCCGTACTGATTACTCTTGTCTCGATCTAAGTTAAACTGCTCTCTCGCCCTGTCATATGCAGAGGCGTAGCCCTTACCTGTTATATCTGCTAGGTTAGTCTGTAGGTTGCGTTGATTTTCCATATCCATAAGAGCCTGACGTGAACCACCGAACGCCCCTGCCTGCGTCATGCGTCCTGCATTAGCAATACGATCTATCTCTGACTGACGTCGCGCTTCCTCTAGTTGCGGGTTAAGCGAAGACATTAAGTATGGGTTCATACCTGCTTGAGCGTCTGCTGCGGTAAAAGCGTTAACTCCCATATTAGTAGGAGCTTGTAGACTACCAATACCTGCAAACGCCTGCTGCTGTAGCCCTGACTCTCCGGCACTAAGCGGGCCTTGGTAGGCTTGATACGCCTGATTACCCAGTGCTTTACCTTGTCCGAGCATGTCAGTTACATAGTCGCCAGCCCAGTTAGATAGACTAGATTCAGTTCCCGCTACTTCCCCTACAATAGGATCAACACCGCCTGTTGAAGTATCTCCTCCGCCTACTACAGGGTCTCCCTCTGCGAAGTTAGTTTTGGGGCTATAGTTTTTATAGACAGAACCACCGTAGTTATACGCGGCTATTCCACCACCTTGAGCCATAGTAGGCATAAACTTGTTAGGGTCTATTTGTTTACCTTGTTCTGGATTACCCGTGCGTTCCATACGTACGTTGTTCATCATACCGTGCAACTGGTCTGCGCCTGCATCAGAGTTACCGTTGCCTAGGTGACTTACTACGTCAGCAGGAATAACGAACTCACCGTCACTAAGACGGGCTTCTTGCTTACCATCAATGCTTGCTGGCACATCGTCAGCCATGCCATCAGTCTTACCACCTAGGTAGTAACCGTTATGTGCAGAGGCAATACCACCCATAGCTAGACCTTGAGGGGCTTGAGGATTCTGGGCCTGCCCTAACTCCCGTGCCTGTGCTTGAGCCGCTGCCCGTGCTTCCTCTACCGTAGGAGTTGGTGTGTCAGGGCGTTCTGCAAACTGGGTATCTGAGAAGTATCTACGGCCTTGGCTTCCGGGCCTGCGGGCAGGCTGTCCTTCGGTAGGTTGCTGCATAGGTACTCGTTCGCGCACAGCTTGTAGCTCAGGAATCTTGCCCTGATACCCTACTTTTGGGATGTCTGGCTGAAAGAATTGATTAAGTCCGCTAGTTGCAGCACCTTGTAAAGCCCCACTAACTAAATCGCTATTAAAAAATCCTTCTGCCGCACCACCGTCAGCCGTAAGAAAGTTTACTGTATCTGAATACCAGCCCATTAGTCTTCTCCAATTATCTTTAATAGTCTATCTGTACTGTCTTTGATTATACCACCTGACGCTTTTCTAACGCCAAATGGACTTTGCCCAAGAGGACTAGAACTAGGGCCGTACCCTCCAAATGGAGTGCCATAAGCCTGCTCTTGTTGTTGGTTAGCGAATATAGTATCAAAACCATACTGCGGGCCGATTTTCGCTAGTCCCATCTTCTTAGTAGTAGCTACTGTAGGCTGCGCGGCTTGCATCTCCGCTACCCTACGTATTTCGTCATCAAACTTGTTGAGTCTTTGGTTCTGGTCAATCTGAGTTTGAACCTCAAACTGCCGTTGTTGTTCTAACTCTTGCTCTTCTTTAAACTGCTGTTCAGCTTCTTGCTTTTGCTGTGCGGCTATTGCATCGTTGTAGGCATACAAACCAGTGGATGCGAACTTACCGCCTAATGCTACTTCATTGCCACCAAAGGCTCCCTGCACAAGGGCTTGGTCAGCCGCATCAATTACACCATCGTTGTTAACATCATACTGCAATTGTTGGTCAGTGGGAACAAAAGAAGCCCGATCAGCCTCGCTAAGTACTTCTTGTTGTGCTAGGTAATCCGCGTAAAAATCTACATCTGTTGCAGTAATGTCACCGGCAGGCTTACCTACAAAGTTAGCGACATTACCTATTTCTAATCCAAGATCAGCCATACCCTCGTCAAAACGAGTTATCAGGGTTTCTTCAGTCTCACCTAACTCCGTGAGTATTTCTTCTTTAGTCTTACCTAGATCGGTAGATACATCGTCTATTGCTTTAGAAAGGGCTTCATCCGCAGTTAAGTTCTGGTCTTGGTACTCCTTCATCTTATACAAGATGTCGGTTTCCATGTCGCCCAGTTTAGTAGTTACATCCGCGAGTCCCGTTTCAAACTCTTCACGTAAGTTATCTTCTGTAGTACCTAAAGCAGTTAGTATAGCTTCTTCAGTTTCACCCAAATCACCTGCGACTTTAGCAATAGCTTCTTCTATGCTATCACCTTGAGCTAATAGGTCTTCTATCTCTTTGTATATACCTGTAGCATCAGCA